TATATTAGGTAAAAAATTTTATCAAGGTGGTTCAGTAACAGGAGATACTATGGAACAAGGTGTAGACGATTATATTTTAGCAAAAACGGATTCTAATAAAATTGAAATGAATGTAGGTGGTATTGCTAAACAAATGGAACTATTTGAAGAAGGCGGTCTTAAAGATGAGGGTGGCATGATTGACGAAGTATCAGGTAATGATGTACCCACAGGCTCTACACGAGAAGAGGTAAGAGATGATATACCTGCACAATTAAGTGAAGGTGAGTTTGTTTTACCTGCTGATGTTGTTAGATATCATGGCTTAGAAAAGATAATGGAATTACGTGATGAAGCTAAACAAGGCTTACAAAAAATGGAAGCAATGGGTCAGATGGGTAATAGTGAAGAAGCTATATTACCTGATGATGTTCCGTTTGACATGGATGATTTAGACATAGAAGATGATGAGCCACAGGAAATGGAAATGGCAGAAGGTGGTTATGTTATGGTAGGAGGTAAGCCTATGCCTGTACCTACAGTTGCAGGTAAGCCACTAAATATGCAGGTAGGTGGTTTTACTAATCCTACAGGAACATATCAAGTGCCTACTAATATTGCTACACAACCTTCTTACTTTGCTAACTATGCACAAAGTACCGCTCCATTTCAGCCGTTTACACCTAGTCAAACATTTCAACCAAGACCTGTAGAAACAGGACAAAAACAATCTTACATTCCTTTTAATCAATTAATTCCTACAGTAAATGCTAGAAGAGAAACATTTGAATATAGAAATGCAGCAGGACAAAAATTATTTATTCCTTTTATAAATGGTCAACCTATATATCCTATACCTGAAGGTTATAGACGTTACACAGAAGAACAACAAACTCAAACTAAACAAGCACCAGTTACAGGTACAACAACACAGGTTACAGGTGATAATGATTCTGATGTAATGTCAGGCACTAGTCAAGTAACAAATATACAAGACCCTGATATAACAGATAATCAAAGAGCAGGTATAGTTATGTCTGCTTTGGATAAAGCTACAGACAAAGGTAAATTAGGTAAAGCATTAGGTGTTCTAGGTACTAGTATGGTTCCAGGTATAGGATTAGCAGGTGCATTAGCAGGTCAACAATTAGGATTTGACCCTATGGCTCCAGATAGAACTGCCTTAGATGATGTTTTAGGTCAATATGGTTATGACGCTAAAGCTGCTAATGCTGCACTTAATGACCCTATGGCATCAGTAGGTTTTACCCAACAGCAAGCTATTGATATGGCTAATTCTGTAACCCAAACTGAAGTATCAAGTAACGCAATGCAAGAAGCTATAGCACAAGCTATGTATGGTATGAGTAAAGCACAGGCTACATCTATGTTAGGAGTACCTGCAAATACTACATTAGGCATACGAGGATATAAAAATGGTCAGGTAGACCCAACTACAAATGCAACATATGCATATGGTCAAGCTGTGGACGATGATGGTAATGTGTCTTATGGTAGCATAGATGATTTTGGTATAAGCATGAATGCTATGGGTGTAACAGGCTTTATGGGAAGTTTAGCAGATGTAGATAGGGTAATGAACTCACTTACAGCTACACAAAAACAAAAAAATGCCGCAAAAAAATATAAAAGAATTGTAACTATGAAATCAAAGTATGGAAAAGATATAGACATAGACACAATATCTGATAAATCTTTTGGTGATGATTCAGGACCAGGACCAGGAGATGGTGGAGGTGCTACAGGTGACCCTGATGATGATGATTCAGCAGCAACAGATACAGGAACAGCAGATGCAACAGGCACAGCAGGACAAGCTGCTGCAGGTTCTTCCCAAACAGACTCAGGTCCGGGTTCAGATGATAATCCTGATGCTACAGATAACTCTGAATCAGGTACAGGAGATGCAGAGTCTATGGGTGATGATGGAGGAATGGGTCCTACAGCAGTTGGTGGACTTGTTAATAAAAGAAAACCTAAACCTAAAAAGATGAAGCGAGGTGGATTAGCTTCTAAAAAATAATCTACAATAATAATTCATTGACTTAACAACTAAGTCGTGATATAATGGCTACTTATCCCCCAACAACAATAAATGGCTACGATAACCCCAAAGGAGAAGACTAATGGCAGACGCTATGATTAAAGAAGCAACACCTAAGAAAGTTGCATTTGTAAGTAAACCTTACACACAAGAAGAAAGAATAAAAAAAGAAGAAGCAGAATTAGAGCAGTTAATCAAAGAGCAAAAAGGTGAAGTTGAAACTAAGGCTGAAGAATCGGAAGATAAAAATGAAGAAGAGCCGACTTCTGCTGAAGAGAAAACTTTTAAAAAGCGTTATGGAGACTTACGAAGACATACCCAAGAAAAAGAAAGAGAGTTTCAGAAGCAATTAAATGATTTAAAAGAACAACTAGATAAAGCAACTAAGAAAGAAATAAAGTTACCTAAGTCCGATGAAGACATAGAAGCATGGGCAAAAGCATATCCAGATGTCGCTAAGATTGTAGAAACAATTGCTATGAAGAAAGCAAGAGAGCAGTCAGCAGAATTAGAAACTAAACTACAGAAAATAGATGAAATGTCTGCTGAAGCACAAAAAGAAAAAGCTGAAGCAGAATTAATGAGACTTCATCCTGACTTTGATGAAATAAGAGACAGTGATGACTTCCACGAATGGGCTGAAGAACAGCCAAAATGGGTACAGGATGCACTATATGAAAACGACAACGATGCAAGGTCAGCAGCAAGAGCCATTGACCTCTACAAATCAGATAGAAATATCAGTAAGAAAGACTCAACACAAAGTAGCAGAAGTGCTGCTATGGAAATTGGTACGAGGTCTTCAAAAACAAAAGTTGATACTGCAGAATCAGGTAGAAAAATACGTGAGTCCGATGTTCAAAAGATGTCCGCTGCACAGTATGAGAGACAAGCTGATACAATAATGGAAGCTATCAGGTCAGGTAACTTTGTGTATGATGTATCAGGTTCAGCTAGATAATATAAAAATATAGTTGACAATAAAGAATTTATGTATATAACTATACATAACTAAAGGTATAACATAACCCCTTTCTAGGACACTTATGTTATACTACTACCCTAGACTTTAGAGATTACCCAATTATGTGAGCCTACACAGGAATCGCTATCCTACGTACAACCTCAACGCATGAATGGTCCTTATAAAGTAAAATGACTAAAACTTATAGTACACATTCCGTGTACATTTGATAAATGTTTAAGGAGATAAAAATGGCATTTACAGCAGCAGCTGGTTATGGTAATCTTCCTAACGGTAATTTTAGTCCTATTATTTACAGCAAACAGGTTCAACTTGCATTTCGCAAGGGGTCTGTCGTTGAAGCTATCACTAACAGTGATTACTTCGGTGAGATTGCTAATATGGGCGATTCCGTTAAGGTTATCAAAGAACCAGAAATAACAGTCAAGGAATATGCAAGAGGAACAACTATTACTCCTCAAGACCTTGATGACGAAGAATTTTCACTTACAATTGACAAAGCTAATTACTTTGCATTTAAAGTGGATGATATAGAAGAAGCTCATTCTCATATTAACTTTCAACAGTTAGCATCAGATAGAGCAGCTTATAGACTAGCCGACCAATTTGACCAAGACGTACTTGGTTATATGTCAGGTTTCAAGCAATCAGCAATACATGGTACACCTGATACAGCTAACACTACTACTAATGGTACTGTTGCTGTTTCAACTGCAGGTTCTGACGAACTCTTATCATCAATGAAAGTTGATGCTTCAGACTTCGGTGGTTCAGCAGGTGATGCTGTGGCTATCTTACCAAGAACAGGTGGAGCTACAACTGCTGCTCCTGCAAATGGTGATAGACACCCATTAACTGTTATTGCTAGAATGTCTAGACTATTAGACCAACAGAATGTTGACACTAATGGTAGATGGTTAGTATTAGACCCTGTATTTATAGAAGTACTAAAGGATGAAGATTCAAGATTATTTGATTCAGACTTTGGTGGTACTGGACTACAGAATGGTTTAATCCTAAACAACCTACATGGTTTCAAGGTTTATCAGTCAAACAATTTACCTGCAGTAGGAACAGGACCATCTAATACTGGTACTAACAGTTCTACTGACTATGGTGTAATTGTTGCTGGTCATTCTTCATCAGTAGCTACTGCGGAGCAAATCAACAAGACAGAGACTTATAGAGACCCTGATTCTTTTGCTGATATTGTTCGTGGTATGCATTTGTATGGTAGAAAGATACTTCGCCCAGAAGCAATCGCTACTTGTATATATCACTTAGCGTAGGGAGAATAGATTATGGCGAATATTACTGCTGTTCTTAAAGCCGCTTCTGGCAACTCCCAGAGAGGTCGTAATGTATATTACATGGATAATGTTATTGACTTAACTGCTAATAGCATTAGTCCAAACGGTGATACCATTCAAGCTATCACAGTTCCAGCTAATACTCTTGTTGTAGCTGCAGGTCTTCAAGTTGTAGAAAGTGCAACTCAGAATACTGGCACAGACGCAACAGCATCACTTGGTTTTACAGGTGGTGACGTTGATGAGTTTGTTGCAACTTTTGATATTGATGGTGCTGCCGATGGTGCTTATGCTCCTCAGATTGCAATCACAGGTTTGACTGCTTCTACTTCTGCTGACACTATTGATGTGTTATTAGCAGGTAGTGGTGCATCATTCAGTGCCGGTAAAATCCGTGTGTATGCAATGTTTATGGATATTAGCGACCAAGGTGACATGTCAGCTAACGAAGTTGACAGAGACACCTTAGCTTAACTTAATGTAAGTGAAGGGCAGCTTCAGGGTTGCCCTTTACATCATTTGATATTATAGGAGATTAATATATGGCTATCACAACCGCAATGTGTAATAGTTTTAAGACAGAACTACTAGGTGGTCTTCACGATTTAGATACAGACTCACTTAAAATTGCTCTTATTAAAGCATCGCCTACAGGTACATATAATGCTAGTACAACTAATTACTCTAACGTAACAGGCAATTCAGATGAAGCATCGGGTACTAATTATAGTGCTGGTGGTCAGGTGCTTGATGGTGCAGCTATTTCACTTTCAGGTTCTACTGCCATTGTTGATTTTACTGACGAAGTTTTTAGTGACGTAACTGTTTCCGCAGATGGATGTATCATTTATAACACAGCAAACAGTAACTCTGCAATTGCTGTTATTGATTTTGGTGGTACTGTTTCCGCTACTGCTGGTGACTTAACAATTGAATTTCCTGCCGCTGACGCATCAAACGCTGTAATACGTATAGCGTAAGGAGTAGGCTATGGCAATCATAGCACAGTCTGCACGATATGGGTCAGGTTTATATGGAACATCTGAATATGGTGTAGTCAATCTTACCGCTAGTATTAGTGGTGTTTCTGCTACAGGTACTATTGCTAGTGTTGTAGCAGGTGGCTTTGAAATAGATGTCACAGAACGTATTTCTACAGGTGTTAGT